CAGATCGTATTGTTGAGCTTGAGGCGTACAATGAAAACATTACACATGCAGATATTAACTCAGTTGTTAATCTAGATGATGTATTGGGGCAGTACCACCGTTATCAAATTTACTGTGATGTATATTGCCGCCGGTAGTGTAAAAAAGTTGTTCAAAAAAGTTGTTGCAATAATTATGGTTATGGTATAGTTAAATTAAGTCAGAAAAAACGGTTACTCACCGGAAAGGAAAGAGGGAATGGCTGAATACTTTAAAAAAGATGGCGATGAGTATATAAAAGTAGATGATAATTTACTTACTCAAGCGGATGTTGATAGCGTTGTTGAGAGCCGCCTAGAGCGTGAGCGCAAGAAATTTGCGGATTACGATACACTCAAGGAAAAGGCAGGCAAGGTTGATACTATCGCTAAAGAATATGAGGATAAACTAAAGGCTGAGGCTGATGCTAAAGCTGATCTTGTTAAACAACTTGGCAGCGCCAAATTGGAAACTGACAAGGTTAAGGTAATCCATGAATTCAAGCTATCGGATGATCTAGCAGAGTTTGTTACCGGCGATACCGTAGACGATATGAGAGCAAAAGCAGAAAAGCTGTCAAAAAGCGGAGGCGGTCAAAAGGTTGTTATTAAAAAAGATAGCAAACCAAATGGCGGTGAGTCAGACTCAAAAAAGATTGCAAAAAGTTTATTCAGTGGCAACTCTGGCGAGTAGTTAAAACTTTAATCTTTAAGAGGTATATATTATGGGTAATCCCTTACGCACTAGCGCCCTAAACCTTGCCAATCACACTGGTGAGTCATGGGTTAAAAACATTCGTGGTGGCGTGCTTGCACGACTAGCACCAGCTGCACCTGATATTAAGGTAGGCAGCACTGATCACTTTACATTTACTGGCACGCCAAAGGCAGAGCTAGTTGGTGAAAGTGCAAACAAAGGTAGTAATGACGGTACACCTAGCAAAGCAACCGTTAAAACATATAAGGTACAGATCACTTACCGCTTTAGCAATGAAGTACAGTGGGAAGATGAAGATTACCAAACTGGCATCGTTGATGCATTAGTTGGTAACATTGCAACTGCTTTGAGCCGCGCGCTTGACTTGGTTGCTATTCATGGCATCAACCCTAAGACTGGTGAAATTTCATCTAATGTTGCTGATTACTTTGACAAAGCCGGAAACGGTGTTGCGCGAGTAGTTTCAACAGGTAATGTGCAGGCTGATCTTGAAACCGCTGCAAGCGATTTGCAAGAGGCTGGTTATACAGCTACTGGTATTGCACTTGATCCTGTATTTGCTGGTCAATTGGCACGCAAAAAAGACAATGAAAACCGCCCTCTTTACCCTGAGCTTGGTCTTGGTTTTAACTTTGACTCATTCATGGGCTTGCAGGCAGCTGCTGGTGATACAGTTAGCGGTAGGCAGGAACTTGAGGCATCTGAGGTTAGCATTCAAGCTATCATGGGTGACTGGCGTGCATTTAAGTGGGGTGTAGCACGCGATGTGCCACTTGAGCTTATTGAGTACGGTGATCCGGATGGTGCAGGTGATCTAAAGCGAACCAACGAAGTAGCAATTCGCGCTGAGTCAGTGTTTGGATTTGCAATCTTTGACGGTGCTGCATTTAGCATCATCAGCGAAAATGGCGCAAGCTCTTAAGCCTAGCCACTTAGCTTAGAATTAGACCGCCCCGGCGGTCTTTTTCTATTGGCGTGGTAAAATATGCTTATGACTAAAGCAAAACTACTACCATATATAAATAGATTTAGTGGTGAGATCAAAACCCTGCCACGCAAAGAGGGCAACCAATTAAATGAGGATTGGGCTAGGGCAAAAATGGTCACAAACCAAGAGGGCAAGCGTGTATTTCGTTTTAAACTAAGCGCCCCGGTAACAGGTAGTGATGGAAAAACACACATGGGTACTGCTATAGTAGATTTATCAGAGCAAGATGAGCCGGTAGAATTGGAGGGCATAGATGGCAACACAGACACAAAGTAAATACATATCAGATCTAGCAGTTATCAAAACCAAAGAATTTAAAGAGGTAAAAGAGCTGCTTATTGCTAATGGTATTGTTGGTGATAATGCGGAAATTGTTAAAAACGCGCAGAGCATGGCAGAGATTACTGCAGCGCTTACTGATTTACAAGCCTCAAAATTCATTGATGTGCTTATTCAAACTAAAACACCAGCACGATCACGCACATACTCAGATAAGCGCGTACAGCGCACTGTGGCGCTTGTGGATGATATTAAGGCAACTATTGATGATTGGGGCTTTTAATGGATTACTCAAAGTACAATGAAACTATTATAAATAAGGTACTCAGGGCTTTGGCGCTGATCAATAACCCTGAAATTGATCCTGAAATTAGGCAGCTCAACCAAGAGATACTATTTAGAGAGGTTGGCACAGCTGTTTACACTAAAGTATATGAGCTAAATGCATTTGATTATGAAATTGACTATACAAAAGGTCCGGGCATAGATGATAGGTATTATGGATTGGCTAAAGTTGCATCTGCAAGCGTTGCTACAGGCACGCTAGGGCTTGATCAGACTGTTAGAACATACTTAGATGGTATGGCAGCCAAGGCGCAGCAGGATGCCACTACAAACGCGCGCCAAAGCGGTAAATATACTAAGGTGATCCGCAAAATGAATGGTGAAACCTGCAAATGGTGTGAGAGCCTAGCCGGTGAGTATACAAATCCTGACTCAGAGGTGTTTAAGCGCCACAGAGATTGTGATTGCACCATAGTTACAGAGGGGTACAAATCACGAAACGGACTATTGAATAACTATGTTAAACCAACAAACCGCTGAGATAACACTTAAAGGCAATGTACCTAGCAAAAAAAATAGCCGCATAAATTTAAGATCAGGCGTATCAATACCGAACAACAAATTTACTCAATGGCAAAATGATGCAATAATGGAGGTAAGGCGGCAAACACGCCAGCGCTTTTATAAACCAGTTAGCATAGAGCTTATAGTGTATTTTGGCACTATGGGTAAGGCAGATCTAGATAATAGATTGACTAGCGTATTAGATATGTTAGTTGAGGCTTTAGTGTTGCGTGATGATAAATGGCAAGATGTGCCACAGATCGCAGTACAGGCTGAATACCGGAAAAAAGAGCCGGGCGCTTTTATTAGGATCACTGAGCTTACTTAGCTTGCCAAAGCTCTTATGTTACAATTACAATATCTGGTATAATAAACCTAATAACAAATTACGCATACGGTGCGGAAAATCCGGCTTAAAAGGACTGAATAGGAAATGCAGCCGGAACAAAACCCACTAATCACAGCAGCAACTACATTAGCACAAGAGCTAGTGAAAAATTTAGGTACTTATGAGCCAAAGGTGCAAAATAAGTATGACTATTATAATGCTGACAATGATATTAGAGATTTTGGTATATCTACCCCTGCTAAGATGGTCCATTTGCGCCCCGGTGTTGGCTGGGCAAGCCGCGCAGTAAATACGCTATCTGATCGCGTTGTATTTGATGGGTTTGCTAATGATAAATTTGGCATCAATGACTACATGGAAACAATTAACGGTTTTAGTGTTGTTTCAAAATCTAAGCATGATGCATTTATTGCCGGTTGTGCTTTTGTGGCTGTTTCAGATGATCCTGAGTCAGAGCTTAAGCTATTAGTGCCATTTACTGCAGCAGAGGCAACAGGCGTTGTTGATCAGCGCACAGGCTTACTTAAATATGGGCTTGCAGTTACGCGCTGGGAAAAGCCACAGCCTAAAAAGGCTGGTGTTAATTTCGCACCTGCAGATTACATAGTATTTCACCCCATGTTTACCGCAATTTTCGTAAGTCGCACAATATCAGAAGTTATACCAAACCCTACAGGGCGCTGTTTATTGCATCCAATCACACACCGCGCAAGCGCTGACCGCCCACTTGGTAAGTCACGCCTCACAAATACTGCACGCCGGATCATTAACGAAGTTGGCAGACAAAAAAGGCGTGAGGAAATTGCAGAGGAATTTTATAGCCTACCACAGCGCTACATCAATGGCTTGGCTGAGGGTGCTAAAAAAGATGCAAGCCTAGATAGTGCAATTGGCAAGGTTTGGGCAATTACTAAAGATGAGGATGGTGATAAGCCTGAGATTGGGCAGTTAGCTCAAATGAGCATTAACCAATTTGAAACCGCCAAAAAAGATAAGGCGCGCGATTTTTGTGCTGAAACTGCATTGACATTACGCAACTTGGGTTATGAAACTGGAAACCCTAGCAGCGCTGAGAGCTTGGTAGCAATGTCAGATGATCTATTGCTTGAGGCTATGAATAGTCAAGAGGAAATGGGCAAGCAGATTAAAGAGATCGCTATAACGCTAAGGCTTGCATTAAATGGCAATGCTGAGATCCCACAGCAATTGCGCGAAATAGTACCAGCATGGAAACCAATATTTCAGGTTGATTTGGCAGGCGCAGGCGATGCTGTATTTAAACTGCAGCAAGCAATGCCTGAGCTTATTGGAACTATTGCCGGTTATCGCTTGCTTGGCATCAGCATTAGAGAGGCAGAGGAATTACAGGCAAGGCGGTTGGCTGCTCAGAATAGTGCATTTATGAATGGCGGAGGTACACAGTAATGGCTAATTTTGCATCAGTTGCACAGCTTGAGGCTTTTTGGAAAGCGCTAGATGCCGGTGAGGAGGCTAGGGCTGAGGTACTATTAGAGCTTGCAAGCGCCCGGCTCAGAGAGATTGGTTATGATGTTGAGGTTGATGTTGATGCACAGGTTGCAGCGCGTGAGTCATACGCAATAACTATACGATGGGTAGTCATGGAGGCTGTAAAGCGCGCCATGCTTACGCCAACAGATGTACCACCGGTTGATACCTATAGTCAGACTGCCGGTCCATACAGTGAAAACTACAAATACACTAATCCTAGTGGTGATCTATGGTTTAAAAAGTCAGAGTTGCAATCACTAGGGCTTTATGGATCACAAAGGTTAAGTAGTTTAAATACATCACAAAATCTATACGGTAATATATACAGTTCATAAGGGGGTATGAAGTGACTTTTAATGAGATAGTAAATTTGGCAGAGGGGCTTATAGTAATAGGGGGAATTGCAGGCATTGTATTTGCTATATTTAAAAATGGCACTACTAAGGCAACCATAGCCTCACAAAAAGAGCTTATTGATACCCTAACTGTTCAGGTAAACCAGCTTAGAACACTACACATAGACAATGAAAAAGCAATATCAGAGCTGAGGGGGCAAGTATCTGTGTATAAAGAGCTGCCTTTAAGTGAGTTATCTAACAGTATGCGCGAACTTGCAAAAGCTCAATCTGAAATATTGAAACTCATTAAGAAAAGATAGTGTGATATAATCAAACCATAAGCAGAGCTTTGCCTAGCGCACTGTTGTGCCAACAACCTATATAGGAAACAAAACCATGAATGATGCGGATAATGTATCGTTTGGTAAACCAAAAGCCACAGGTGCTGTTTTTGTAGCGCCTGCAGGTACACCATTACCTACAACTGCTTGGGGATCACTCAACGCAGCTTTTGAAGGTATGGGTTATGTATCTGAGGATGGTTTAGTAAACTCTGTTGAGAGTGACACAGAGGAAGTAAACGCTTGGGGCGGCGATCTAGTTTTAGTAGGTCAAACCACCTTTAAGGAAATGTTTACTGTCAATCTGATTGAAACCAACGCAGAGGCACTAAAGGTTTACTATGGTGAGGATAATGTTACGGTAGAGGGCAACGGTAGTATTACCGTACGCCAAACCAGCGAAATGCTGCCAAATGTGGTAGTAGTATTTGAGCTAGTTTTGACCGGTGGGCGAATTAAGCGCATCGTTGTACCAAACGCTCAAATTGCTGACCGTAGCGGCGAAATCACCTATGTTGATGGTGAGGCTATCACCTACCCTGCAATGTTTGTTGCCTACCCTGATGAAAATGGGCAGACACACACAGAATATATTGCAACGGCTCTTAGCTCTTAAGATCAGCATATACAGCAAGAGCGCCCGGCTATGTACCGGGCGTTTTTGTATGTTACAATTATGCTTACGATAACTAACAAGGATTGGAGTAAAAGCAATGCCTGAAACAGAGCAGAATAAAACCACAGTACAAGAGGTTGATGTAGATGGATATAAATTTACAGTTGATACTGATTTACTGGATGATGTAGAAACATTTGAGCTTATTGATCGCATTGAGAATAAAAACCAAATTGCTGCCATTGTGCCACTGCTTGAGTTTATTATTGGCACTGAGGGTTATCAGCAAATGAAAGCATATTTTGCTAATGCTGATGCTGAGGCTCACAAAGATCAAAAAGATTACAAAGGGCGTTTTCGCTTGAGCAAACTACAGCAAGTTTACTTGGCAATAGTTGAGAAATTTAACCCAAAAGTCTAGCCTTAATCAAAATAAGCCGCCAATATTTTGATGAGCTTGAGGCAGATTTTCAGCAATACTTTAATCTAGACATCGCGCAAGTAGACCGGCGGAGGGCAGCGCGGTTGCTATTTCAGTTACCGCGTGAGTGTAGAACATACGCGGCGGTTAATCCAGCAGCACAATGGGGCTGGAATGAAATGCTTGCTAATAAGACTAACTACTTGCTTGAGATATTGATTTGGCAAAATGGCACACCACAGAATAAGGGCGCTCTTGCCCGGCACAAGCGCAACAGACCAAAGCCATTTATACCTGAATTTATGAAATCATCCACACCACCAGCAGAGATTAACAAAGAGGCTCAGACAATGACTGTAGATGATGTTAAAAGCTGGTTATCTGTGCCTAGAGGGGTATAAAAAATGTATTCAATACTACAAAAAAGATCACATAAGATAGTTGAAAATGCTTTACTAAGATGCGATATTATCCGCGCAACAGCGTGTGAGGCATGTGGAAAAGAGTGTAAACCACATGCCCACCATGATGATTACAACAAACCGCTACAAATTAGGTGGCTATGCCCATCATGTCACTCTGTAATCCATCCCGGAAACAGAGTGCCTATAGCTACAAGAGTAGCCTATGAATTACAAAACGGACTGATTTATTAGTTCGTTTTTTGTTCACTCCCCTGCCCTACTGTGTTATTAAAAAATAAAGTTGCGCCCCTGTAAAATAAAAAATATAGCGAAACAGGGGAGGGGTAGGGGAGTGCCTATATAGTAACCACCATACACATAAGCTATACTATAAACATGAGCAAAGATGTATCATTTGCATTAGACACAAAAGGTGGTGAAAATATATTGCAAACCATGATGATGCCAACAGTAAAAGAGCGCGCAGATGCTATTGCAGCGCGTGCTAGATCAATGGCAAGCAGCCTTACAAGCAATCCGCCTGAGATCGCTGTAAGTACCAAAATTGGTACAATTCGTAAAGGTGTGCGCGCTATTGCAACAATCAGCGCAAATGGTGGCGGTGATGCTCATGCAGCCTATATTGGTAATGTAGTGTTAGCAAAATCCAAGGATGCTGGGCGCAGCTAATTGGTTATGTTATAATTTTGTTATAAAAGCACGCCAACGGTTGCGGTAAAACTGGCTAAATCATAAGGTAAAAACGCAACTATATGGCAGACATTGGAACAGCATATGTAAGGGTAGCGCCAAACATGACCGGCATACAAGGCAAGATTGCCGCCGGTTTTAAAGGCGCAGCCGGTCCAGCAACCGCAGCTCTTGGTGATGAGGTTAATAGCAATAGCGGTCCATTTCAGAATGCTATAAGCAAATTAGGCGGCGTTGCAAAAGTTGGTGGTTTAGCTATTGCCGGTGGTTTAGCTGCAGGTATTGCAGGGCTGGTAGCGCTCACTGGTAAAGCGGTGATGGCTCAGGCAGAGTTAGAGCAGCAAATTGGCGGCTCAGAGGCTGTATTTGGCTCTTACGCTGCAACCATACAAGAAAAGGCTGCCAATGCATTCAAGACTGCTGGATTATCACAGCAAGAGTTTTTGCAGGGCGCTAACAAAATGGGGTCACTATTTCAGGGCGCAGGCTTTGATGTTCAAAGCTCAATGAATATGTCGGCTGAGTCTATGCAACGCGCATCAGACATTGCATCAATCATGGGCATTAGCACAACTGATGCTCTAGAGGCTGTTACTGGCATGGCTAAAGGTAACTTTACCATGATGGATAACTTAGGTGTTGCTATGAATGATACAGCCATAGCCGCATATGCTGCATCTAAGGGTATAGACAAATCAACACAATCAATGTCAATACAAGAAAAGATTGGCTTGGCGCAGCAGATGTTCATGGAAAAAACAGCAAAGTATGCCGGTAACTATGCTAAAGAAAACGAAACACTATCAGGATCACTAAACACCACTAAAAAAGCATTTGATAACCTTATGAGTGGTCAGGGTGATGTTGGCGAATTTATAGACTCACTCATTAAAACAATAGATATAGCCATACCAAAGATAGTTGAAATGTTACCTAAGATAGTAGAGGGCATTGGTAAGGTATTGGGCGCATTAGTGCCTGCCCTAGCTAAAGTATTACCTACCCTTGTACCAGCTCTTATACAAGCAGTAGTGAGCTTGCTAAACGCTCTAGTTGCTGCATTACCAACAGTTATATCAGTATTATTACAAGCGCTGCCAACAGTGATTAAAGCATTTATTGATCTATTTATGGCAATCCTAAAAGCACTGCCTGAAATAGTAAGGATCATTGCACAAGCCTTACCAACAATTGTTGATGCTATTGTTACTAACCTCACCTCACCTGAGGCTATACAAGCTATTTTGATGGGTGCTGTAGAGCTTTTGCTTGCATTAGTGGAGGCAATACCAATTATTGTTAATGCATTAGTATCTGCCCTGCCTGTGATCATTGAGAATATATTAGCGGTACTTACTAACCCACAATTTATTAGGGCAATGATCAATGCCGGTGTGCAACTGCTCAAAGCGGTTATTTCGGGCATTGTGAGCATGGTTGGTTCTATTGCAGGCGCAGCATGGGATATTATTAAAACTATTAGCAATGTGCTATCACCTAGCAATTTAATGCGTATTGGTACGGATGTAGTAAAAGGTTTGTGGCAGGGTATACAAGATATGGGCGGTTGGCTCAAAGATAAAATAGTAAACTTTGTTAAGGATAAAATACCCGGTCCAATTAAATCAGCTTTAGGTATTCACTCACCATCAAGGGTAGCTGCACTGCTTGGTATGCAAGTGCCGCGCGGTCTTGCTAAAGGTATTGAGGCAACTAGCGGCTTAGTTGGCAAGGCGGCTAATAATATGGCAAATCAGGCTATATCAAGTATAGCGACACCCCTAGTTGATCCATCAGTTGCATTTGGCGCATCAGGCGGCTTATTACCTTATGGCACAGGCAATAGCACCACAAATCAAAGTGTAAGCATCCAAAAAATAGTATTAGGCGATGAGAGCGCTGTTAAAGAGTTCTTTAAGCAGCTAAATCAAGATACAATCAATGTAGGCATGGGAATAACACCAAACCAAGGGGCAATAGCATGAATGGTGACATAAGCTATAACAGCAATGATCTACAGACTTACGATACTACAACTAGGCTAGGTATTATTACTAATGTTATTGAGCATACTAATCTACCCGATAAAGTTGCATCATTATATGCCCTTGCAGATACCAATGGCAGCACCATACCAACTGTAAACTACCCCACACGCAAAGTTACAATTGGTGGCTCAATCAAGGGCAGCACACAGGCAGATCTAGACTCGCGCATTGATACATTTAAGGGTTACTTTGCTGGTAAAGATAAGAATTTAGATATTGCATATGGCTCAAGCACTAGGCGCTATGTTGCTACTGCAAACGGTATATCAATCATCAGAAAACAAAAGGCATTATATGCAACATTTCAAGTAGACTTTATTTGCACCAATCCATTTGGCTTAGATACATCCACTACTAACCTTTGGGCTGCAAAAACAGGCTTTACCAGCGCAACATTCACTGAAACACCTACTATTGGTGGTACAGCACCGTACCAACTGCCACTAATTACAATAACTATAAACTCACTAACTGGCGCAGGTGACTATGTGCAGATTTCAAATGACAATAATAACCAAGAAATGCTTATTTATGGTCTAGCACTTACAGCTAGTGATGTGATCATAATAGATTGTGCCGCGCGGACTGTAACCTTAAACGGCACTGAAGTTAATTATTATGGTACATTCTTAGAGCTTGAGCCGGGCGCTAACTCAATTACTTACACTGATGGCTTTACAACAAGAAATGTGGATGTATCAGCAGTTTATACTAAACGGTGGTTGTAGCTAATGGAACAAAACTACTCAAGCACTAAGTTACCAACAGTAGGCAGCTCATCAGCTATTGGCGGTGCATCTGCTTGGTCTAACCCAAGTAGGATTACCGCAGATGATGGCAGTTCTGCATCATGGGGCGCATTTCTAGGTGGTCAGCATTCACTTATTACCGGATCATCATTTGCATTTCAGCAATTTCCTGATAGTGCAGTTATTGATGGCATAGAGGTATATGTAGATGGCTCACAATTAGGCTGCTATGGTGGCATTAGCTTAAACATCACAGGTACAACCGGCAAAGACCTTGGCGCGCTGACTGGCAGCTATGGTGGATCTACAGACCTTTGGGGCGCTACTTCTATTGATCCTACAGATATTGCATCTATTACAGTATCTGTAGATGCTAGTGATGTATCAGGCGGTGATGGCATAGCATCAATTGATTATTTATCTGTTACTGTTTTTTGGCACATTGAGTTGCCAAACACTGCAACCGATGTGCCAACTAGAATTGAATACAAAGTTTATTCAGGTGAGGGTAGTTACCTTGGGCTTTTACCTAATGTAACAAGCAAGTTTGCATTTTCTCAGGATATAAATAGCGCCGGATCATCTATTGTTATCACTTGCGCTCAATACGCCGCTAACCCTGTTACGGTTGAGCCATTGCTTGATGAGTCAGGTAATATTATTACTACTGAGAGTGATTTGCCAATTCTTACCACTAGCACAGAGAGTGTTATTTCTCTAGGCTCATCACCAGATGATGCGTTGTTTAAAAACTCAAATAGGCTAAAAGTATGGGTTTATAACAAATATTACCCTAATGGCAAACTGATGTTTAGTGGTCAAATAAACCGCCTAGAGTTTAAGTATGGCGCTGGCGATGCCTTAATAAAACTTACTGTATATAGCGATGGATTAGATCTAAATAACTTTATTGCTAGAGGTTATCCATTTGCATACACTACAGATCAATCACAGGGCATTGAAAATAGCTATGTTACGGTCCAAGATTATGCAGGCGCAGGCTGGAATGTTTATGGTCAGTCTTTTATCACAGGTGGCGCAGTAACAAACATTGGCGCTATTGATGTGATACTGCAAGGGTCGGCTGATGTGACACTAAGCCTCTATGATGGTCCTAACGGTAATTTTCTTGGCAGCGCCACAAAAGCTGTATCTAATGGCTCATTGGGCGTGGTCCAATTTGAGTTTGCATCTTTGATACCAGTAAATAGCGCAGATGAATACTTTTTTGCTATTTGGGTAGGTGATGGTCAGTCTATAAATCTACACCGTAATACATCAAACCTTTACGCTAACGGTACTATGTATCAGAGCGCTTACGGAGGCGGCGGAGGTGGTGCATTCGCGGCAATTACTGGTGATCTATATTTTGTTACTAAATATGGCTCACCTACAACCACCACTACCTATACCTCAGATGATCCAGTTGCTGATATGGCACATGGTATATTACTAGACTACAACGCGCGTGGTGGGCTTATAACAGAGCGTGATTTTGATGCAACCGGCTTATCTCTTACTTACACATTTGTAGTGTCATTTATTTACGATGCTATAAAAAAGATACTTGAGCTATGCCCTACTGGTTATTACTCATTTATAGATTTAGGCACAGCTGAGATTGATATAAAACTTATGTCTACAACACCTGATTATACTGTGGTGCGTGGTAGGCACATAAATGAGCTTAATCTTATATTGAGCAGTGAGCAGGTAAAAAATTACCTATTACTATCTGGTGGCGATACCGGTGGCGGCACAAACTTATTTAGGCAATACCAAGATAGTGAGAGCATATCCAATTATGGCATACGCACCAGCACTAAATCTGATAACCGTATTACTCTATCAGCAACTGCTAATGCTGTAGGTGATAGCTTTATTGAGGAAAATGCACAAGAGATACAGGAAACTACTTTAATGGTCCTAGATGAGCATATTGATATTAGCTTACTCACACCCGGTAAAACTATTGGATTTAAAAACTTTGGTAACTTTATAGATGATCTTGTATTGCAGATAGTACGCAGAGAGCCTAATTTTAGTGACGGTACAACACTATTGACACTAGGGCGCTTGCCAATCCGTATGAATGATGAGATACAACGCATAAATCGTGATCTGCTAAATGAGCAAACTATTAAAAATCCAACTGCACCAAGTTAGTGGTATAATAACCATAAGGATATAAACTATGCCAAAGATAAGCGCCCTACCAGCAATAACGACACTAGCAGTAGATGATGAAATGCCTATTGTTGATGATAGTGCTGCTACAACAAAAAAGGTTACTCTTACGCAAGTATTAGAGGCTATGTACCCTATTGGCTCAATCTATACAAATGCAACTGTATCAACTAACCCCGGCACTCTATTGGGTTTTGGCACATGGTCCGCATTCGCAAGTGGTCGTGTATTGGTTGGTGTAGATACAGGGCAAACTGAATTTGATACATTAGGTGAAACTGGTGGCGCTAAAACACACACACTGTCTACAGGCGAAATACCTAGTCATAGCCACTTAGAGAAGTTTTCTAGCGGCGCAAACAATGGTGTAACTGGCATAGCACAGACTGCCAACCAATCGTCAGTACCCGGCATAAATTCAGCATATACAACAGATGTAAGTGGCGGTGGCGGCGCACACAATAATTTACAACCATACATCACTGTTTATATGTGGAAAAGGACTGCATAAATGAAATCAATAACCTATATATCAATACATGATCCTGAAACAAAAATACTTGCTACAAAAGTTAAGGATGATACGGTAGTACAATCAGAATACGGCGATATATTAGTTACTGCAGGTAATTACACCGTAGAGGTAACTGATGGCATGAATGTTGGTAGAAAATTTGGCATCACTCAGGCTGATCTAGACAGATCTTATATAAAAGAGTAGTTAGGGATGGATATTACACCATATACTAAACAGGTGTGGAGTAAAACAGAGTGGGCAAATGCACGCAAACGCGCAATAGCTACTCTTGACTCTATGTGTGCATTGTGCCATACACCAATTGACCTTGAGGCTAAAAAAAATACACCATTAGCTGTTGAGGTAGATCATATCGTACCTAGATCACGCGGAGGGGCTTTGTATGCACTTGATAACCTACAATTAACACATCATAGGTGCAACCGCAAAAAGGGTGCTAAAATGGCTGAGGATTACGCAGGGATGGAATATCAAAACCCTGTACCATTATCAAACAAATGGTAGTGGTATAATAAAAGCATGAGCAAAAAAGATACACCTGCACCACCACTTGAAATAGATGAGGATGGCACTGTTACACAGGGGGATGAAATATATGCAAGTGGCAGCTAATGCAGATGATTACGCAGCGCCTAGAGTAAACATATTCTTTACTGCTAATAATCAAACACCTGCAGATGGCAACTTAACAGGTCAATGTGTGACATTGGTTAAATGGTTTATGGCTGAAATGGCAGATGTGCCTAACCCATTTGCAGCACGCGGTCATGCACGATATTTAGGTGCTAACCTAGTTGCACAAGGTTTAGCTAATTTAGTACCTGCCGGGCAGCAAAAACGCGGTGACATAGTTTGTTATGAATATGGCGAATATGGGCATACAGGTGTATTATTAAGTGGCAATAGGTTGTTTCAACAAAATGCAAATGCTGCAGGCACACAACGCAGAGTATTATCAGATGGAACAGTTGTATACTCAAGCAGTATTGTGCCGCTTTATGGATCACTAGGCGGCGTAGCACCTAAGTTTTATAGATTAAATAGCTATGTAGAGGGAGAAATAGACATGAAAGTAGATGCCAACAACTTAAAATATTTATACATGGGCATTTATGGTCAAAGTCCTGATGTGGCAGTATCCCCTAAAGATCCTGAGATTGGTCAGGATTACAGCACCACCACAGAGCGAATATTAGACTATGCAAACAAAAATGGCATTGCTTTTTGGCAGTATAAGCCAGTAGCAGAGGCAAAAATAGCAACCCTGCAGGCAGAAAACAATGTGCTATCAAAGCGCCCTACACAGGATCAGTTAGATACTCAGATTAAGATTAACGAATTACAAAAGGCAGAGATTGACCGCCTAAATAAAGAGGTTGAAAGTCTAAGGGCTCAGGTAGGCGATAATAGCAAGTGGGAAACATTTAAGGCATTGGTCCGCGAATTATTTAATGTTACTAAATAAAGGAGTATTAAAGTGAGTAATGCAGCTAAAGAAACTTTAAAAACAATTGTAAGAGGCTTGTACTTTGGTCTACTAGGAATAGTGGCGCTGGTCCTAACAGTAATTGCAAGTAGTCCTGAGGTAGCACAGGCAACTGTAACACTACCAATATTTAATATTTCGCTATCAGTTGGCGCGTTAATTGTTGCCGGTGCAGCTGCACTTGCAAAGGTTATTGACCGCTATGTACACAAATCAGATAAGACTGAGCTTAAGGGTATAGCACCCACATTTTTGCAGCGGTAAAACAAACACCGTTAAACCAAAAAGAGCGCCCTCGCAATGGCGCTCTTTTTTATTGGTCAGTGTTTATTTTTTACTGAATAAATAAATTATACAGTCTTAGGCTTTACTTGGTCAAGTGACCGGCTGCCTTTTTCGTTATTGCAATATAAGCAAGCAGGCTGCAGATTATCTTGATTAAACCGTAGCTTTGGATCATGTGACCGGCTAACAACATGGTCCAGTGTTAAATGCTCAACATCAAGCCTCACAGGACACCAAGGATGTATTTGCAGATAGCAAAGCCAATACTTACCCTCTATAGTGGGCGGATGTTTTTTAATCCATGTAGCGCGCGTTATTATCCACTGCTTTGTTTGTTTACCTACTCTTTTAAGTGGTGTGCGCTTAAGTCCAATTTTACGCTTTAGTGCAACTTTAGGGTTTACTTGGCAGGCGTAGGGGAAATGATTAGGGTTAGTTTTGTGACAAAATTTACAT